CCAAAATATTTTGTGCTAATTGTTTCATAGTTTCATTAAAATCTTTTCCTAAAATTAAAACTTCTGCCATACCTCTTGACATATTTTTAATTCCACCTAAAATTCCTTTTGCAATAGTTTGATTTATACTCTCAAATTGTTTTTTTATACTCTCTTTTAAAAGGTCAGAAATAGTTAAAAAATTAATTCCTATCTTTTTCGTTTCTTCTTTCATTTTTCCAGCAAGACTTAAAAGTTTTTTCATTTGTTCTTTTGATTGAATTATGTTTTCTTCAACTAATGCAATAAATTTATTTGCTGTTTTAAATGCTTCACCCATATCATCAGTAGCATCTGCTGATCCAAATATTTTGTTAGTTATTTCATCTAAATCAATTTTAAAATGTTTTAATAATGCAAACACACCAACAATAGCAATTTTACCTACTCTACCAAACATTAAGAAACCTAAAATTCCTAACTCTCTTACGCCTGGAGGTAATAATTGAATAAATTGAAATAAACCAGCAAGTCCGTTGTTTATAATTCTAAAAATGGGTCCTAGTAAATCTATAAGGGCGGCAGTACCTAGTATAGCTTGTTTTATAAAATTAACTAACCCTTGTCCAACTGCTGTTGAAAAATCTTGTAACATTTTTGAATTTTCGTCAATTAATCTATTAACTACTGCAAGTGAGTTTTTTATAAAATCAAAGAATCCTGCTCTATTAGTTTCAAGTTTAAATTTGAAAAGTTTATCTTGTAACATTGAAAGAGTCCCTGTGAATGTAACAGCCATAACTTCCATAGCTTTACCAAACTCTCCATCAGGACCAAAAACTTCAAAAAATCTTTCTTTTGTTTCTTTTGCAGTAGCTTTTGCACCAGCTTGAAATCCTAATAATGCTCTAACACCTCTTTCTCTAAATACATCTGCGGCCGCTATACCTCCAGCAAATGATCTTTGAATTTGGGTTGCTGTCATAGCAAAGTCTAGTCCTGTTACTGTTGCAACATTACCTGTTACTTCTAAAATTTTTCCTAGTTCTTCTGCGTCTTTAGATACAACAGCTAAATTTCCTGAAGCCGCTGAAATTTGTTCAAGTGAAAAGGGTACTTTAGCCGCGAAATCAATTAATGTATTAAATGCTTTATTGCCTTCTTCCATTCCTTTAAAAAGAAATGCAAATCTTACGCCTAAGTTTTCTACTTGCGATCCAACATTAACCAATGAACGAATAACTAATGCACCACCTATTCCAGCTAATGCACTTTGTATTGAAAAAACAGTATTTTGTAATCTACCTAAACCAGCTTGAACAGAACCTAATGCTTGTTTTGTTTTATCTTTTGCAAGAATATTTATAAGTAAATTTTGAGCCATATTTATTTCTTCATGTTAGCCTTGGATTGTTCGCTTTCTTCTAACATAAATCCAATCCAAAGATTAAACTCATATTCACTCATCTGACCTAATTCAGATAAATTTATTTTGAGCCTATCTGCTACTAATAGCATATTTTTAAGCTCTATGTCAGTACTTACTTTTTTTTTAATTCCTCAGCACTTGGAGTTTGAACCATGGCTACGGCTATCTTAGATAGTACATCGGAATCTACTTTGTGCATAATTGGAAGTTTGTCTTCTAATGAAAAAATCTTTTCGCCATCCTTATCAATAGCTTTCATAATAACTACGTCAGCTAATAATCCAGCATCGTTAAGATTTTCTGTCTTATTAAAAAGTTTTTTCTTCTCAGCAAGTGTTATTGGTTGCCAATATATTACTGTTGGTTGACCATTTTCATCTTGCCATTCTTCCACTTCAATAGATTGAACACCTAGAGACTCAAAATGAGATTTTGCTCTATCAATAATCTTCATAAATTAGATTATACTGTTCCTACTGTCAAAGCGCCTGTACCTTGAAAAGTAACACTTCTAGAAATAACTCCATCTAAAGTATTTGAAATTGACATTCCTGTTACAATTCCACTACCGCTGTATGAAGCATCTCCAGCTGTATTACCCTCTGGAAGTAATGTAAAAGTTAAAGATGAACCTACTGTCATTTCTTCTTGAGAAGTATCTGTTTCGTCAAAATGACATTCAACAGAACCACTAAATGAAGTTCTTCCTGCTAAAAAAGTTTTTGCAGAATCTGATAATGATGTATCTTCAACAACATCGCCTGTAGTTTCTAAAGTAAAGGCAGTTACTTCGCCTGTTACGTTAGATCCTGTTTTGACGACACCTTCTTTTCCGTGATGGGTTGCCATGATTTTTTCTCCTTGGTTTTAGTTTTCGTGTTAGCTGGTTTATATCCTAGCTTCTCATAGTGTGCAAGATTATTTTCATTTATAATAATCTCGTCATTACCTTTAAACATTTTTATATCTTTTGCCATAACACCTTTATAATTGATTTAATCTTCTTCTTCAAGTTCTTCTTCAAAATCTTCTTCATAATCTTCGTAAGGGTCTTGATTTTCAACCTCCTCTTTGATTTCTTCACAAAGTATTGAAATCTTATCATTAAGTTTTTCTATCTTATTAATTTTCTTTAATATACTCATTATACTGTTCCAGCTTGATGTTCATACATAACTCTAACTATCATTGACACTCCACCATAAGGAAACAATGTACCGGCATCAGTTTCAATAGAAACAACTTCGGTATCTAAAGCATTTCCATTTCTAGTTATATCAGTTTCTAATGCTTCTTCGATAACTTCCATTAATTGATTTCTTGCTGTGTCAATATTTGTTTCATTTGTTTTTACAAATCCTGATACTAAAAATTCTAATGTATTAATTCTAGTTTTTGCTCCACTTCCTAATTCTTGGTCTTCTTTTATTTCTTCTTGTGTTTGAACTAATACTGCTGGGAATTGTTGTTCAGATAATTCTTCTAATGGAAAAGGTTGTCTAGTTACTTTTTTAATTGTTATAGCAGTAATACCAGAAATAGTACTTGCTATGTTACTTGCAATATTTTCTCTTGTACTCATAATTTTAATCTTCTTATTTCTTTACTTACTAAATTTTCAAATTGTTTTTTTATAACATTTTCTACTTTTTTGTTAAATCCAAAAAATGGTCTTTCAGGAAGATTGCCTGACCCTGTTTGGTGCCAATAAGCTCTCTTACCCATTCCCATGTCGTTAAAATAAACTTGTGATTTATAGTTATTAACTACTCTTGATTTCATACTTTGTAACATTCTGTTACTATCTTGTAAATCAACAATCGTCTTACCTTTAAGTGCTGAGTACTCAGGAGAGTATCCAACAAATCGACCAGAAGTATATTTTTCTCCTCTAGTAGTTTTGTCTTCAATAATTCTTCTTAACTGTTCTCCAGCTTGTTCTAATCCTTTTCTAGTAACACGAGGAAATCTTTTTAGAAATGTATTAAATTTCTTTTGTATTTTTTTTGAGTTAGTAGAGAAGTGAACCGATAAAGCCATTATCTAATAAGTCTTCCTGAACCGTGTAAGTTTTCTCTTTCAGCAACACTAATAGTTCCACTATCATCTGAATCATACTCTACACCATCTTCAAGTATTTTTTGAAACTCAATATTGTATTGGCTATTATAAAATTCAATCATTCTTTCAAATCTATCTTTATCAGCTTCAGGTCTAAATTTAGTTAATGCTGGAAAAAAGAATTTTCCTAAAAATAAATAAACACCAGCTCTTTTAAATTGATCTAAATTTACTCTAGTGTTGTCTAACTCTACTGTATTTAAAACTGTTATATCTGTAAAAACATTTGTTTTATATGTTTGCCACCATCTTATTCTTAATTCTCTTAAAATATCATCTGTTGTTAAACCTAACCATGTAGTAACTTTTGCATCGTTAGATGCTATACCAAAATCAAAAGCATCTGGTTGATATGTTTGAACATCTGAAACTGTAATAACATCTGCTCCTGTGAAATTTGCCATAATAATATTCCTTTTGTTGATTGATGGGGGATTGCTCCCCCACCAAAAGTTGCATTAATTAAAATGCCATATCAGTTACTATTTGACATCCAAAGTCATCTTTAACGATACCTGTACCGTAAGTTACAGAACCTACGATTTCAGTTGCTCTTAAAGATGCATCTCTTTGAGTCTCGATTTTGAAATCAGATTTCATAGCAAGACCTAATGATTGAGGATGGAATACACCACCTACTGCATCATCATTACCAAAAGATGTAATGTTTGCATTTTCAAAAAGATCGATACCGAATACTGTTCCAGCATAACCACTTCTTAAAATTTGCTCTGAAGATTGACCTAATGCGTTTGCACCAGTTGAGTAACCAGCCGCTGTTAGAGTTTTCTTCAAGTTAAACATAGCTTTAGGACTAAACACACCATAGTAAGGTCTAGGAATGTTTAATGTTCTTAAAGTTGCTTCAGCTTGAAGTAACAGATCAGCAGTTAATTCAATACCAGCTCCTCCTAAGTCATTTCCACCAGCAAAGTCTGAAAATAGAGCTGATAAATCTGCATCTACTTTTTTAGCAATAGCTTCACCGAAAAGTTTTCCGATGTCAGCCGCCACATCTCTTGACGCAGTATCTCTACCAAGGTCAGTTAATGTAGTCATTACTCCAACTTCAGAAGCAGTTATAGTTGCTTCAGTTGGGTTGATTGCTGTGTTTGACAGATCAGTTGCTTCAGCTACTGCCGCCGCACTGATTGTTGGATATACAGGAACAGCAATTTGCTTGCCTTGTCCTGTAATATTGTAAGTCGTAACCAACGGTCTCATAACAGAAGTTTCTTGGAAGTTAAAAATAGCTTCTTGGATAATTTCTGTGTACAGTTCCGATAGCGTTGACGATGTTGTTTCGTTTGCCATTTTATTACCTATTAATTGTTAATTGTTAATTTAGGATTTAATTTGAACCCACTTCTAGTTTTACGCATTTCTTTGTAAATCTTATAATCAGCAGGATTGTTTAAATCCAAGTCGCCTATTGATTTGGGTTGTAGGCTATTACCACCGATACTGCTCTGGCTTCCTGATCCAGACAAAGACCCTTGACGGAAATGTGGGTTAGTATCTAAAAACTCCTTTACTCTATCTTCTACAGTTAAAGGTTGTCCTTTTTCGTTATATCTGATGTTTCCATTATTATCAAGTACTTCTACTCTACCATCGTCAGATAATTGTAACTCTGATTTTAAAAGAGATACTATTTGTTCAGGAACTACAGCTTTGTTTGAAGATGCTACAGAAAGAATTTGTTTGTCAATCTTCTCAGCTACCATTTCATTTTTAATTCTTTGGATTTCCTGTTCCTTTTCAGATAATCGTTCTTGCATTATCTTTTCAAGGTCTTGTTTAGTTTTAGCTTCTTTTAATTGTTCTTGTTTAAGAAGTTCAGCTTTTTGGTTTTCTTCCTCTTGTATTTTCTTTTCGTATTTTCTTCTTTCAGCCATAACTCTTGATTCAATTATATTATTTAATTGATCTTGTGTGAAAGTCTTCTGTTGTGTTTGTTCAGAAACTTCATTTGTATTTGTTTCTGTGTTTTCATTAGTATTTTCTACTACTTTTGTTTCTTCTGACATATTACTCCTTATTCAGTTATTATTGTTCCGCTTTCGTCATACCAATCAGGGTTAACGAAGCTCCATTGATGACGACAATTATATCCTCCACGAACTAATAATGGATCTCCTGACTTCTTGCCTTTCCAAGACTTAGATGCCCAAAGTTGTTTGACTTCATCAATCGTAAATAGTCCTCCATTTCGTATATCATATTCCCCACTTCTTACAAGCCTACAATGATCTCTAGTTGTAGGAATAATATTACCAAAATACTTACACATTGTTAATCCAGCCTCTACTGACTTATGTAAATTTAAAGTTGCATCAAACTCTCTAAGACCATCATTTAGGATTTGGCCAGCATATCGTTTCATGTTTTCGCCTGACCTTGTTGTTGCATACTTAGATTGTAATGTTTGAATATTTTTATTTAATTTTGTTCTAACTAATACTCTTTGTGGTCCTGTAAGTCTTCTAACTCTAACTTCATCTTTTTTTATTTCTTTAATTAATTTATTTACAGCTTCGTCATCTGCAATAGCATAGATACCATTTATTGTTTGTCTTAGTTCAGTTTGTAGTTCTGTAAAGTTAGTTCCAACTAATGTGCTTTGATATATTTTATCTGAAATTGTTCTTGTAAATGTATTTGCTACATCTTTAAATTGACTAAATGTTTGTCTTTTAAGATTTGTTATAACAGATAAGTCAGAATCAGTTAGTTGTTGGAACTCAATAGGAATTCTACCAATACTCTTAAATGCTCTTTCAATTCTTTTCGCTTGTTTGGAATATCCCTCTCTAACAACTGTATCTGACCATTGTAAATATTCTCTTTCTAAAATTTCTCTAATGATAGGTCTTGATGCTACTGCTGACTTTAATTCAAATAGCTTACCCTCTTTTAAAGGAAGTGTTCCAACATAAGACATCACTTCTTTTTCTATTTTATCTAATGCTCTTATCAAATCTTCATAGTACTTAGCTTCAGCTAACTCAATTTGAGAGATTCTATAATTTGTCATTTGTTCAACAATATCGGACATGAAAGTTAAATATCATTAAAAGACAAAAAAACCAAGCAACAGATAAAATTAATTTTTTTTTGATTGATAACAGTTGCTCATTTTTTACAAATTGAAGCAAATCGTTTAGAACCTACAGGATGTGTAAAACCGAATGTTGTATAATAGGGAATGAAAAAAAATAGGAGTCTAAAATGATTAAGTCAAAAAAGTATTGGGATGAACTTTTTGAGAAGTCTAAGAATGAAAATTTAGAACCTTTAGAAGTCGTACCAATAGAAGAACAAGAACAAGAAGGTAAAATTCTTGATGAAGAATCAAGATGGATGTTAGCTAAACAAAAAATACTAAACGGAGGTAAATAAT